TAATATCAGCATGAAGTCCGTGCTGGGTGGACAATTCAAGTCTGTTGCTGGAGAATCCGTGGGTATCAACCCAAAGTCAGCGGGAGACTTGCAAGGGCCAAGAGCCAGCGTGGTGATGAATGACCACGAGAACTTACAGGTGAAGAGATGAGAATTCCTAAAGAACCAGTAGCCAGACACCAGTTCTATTTAGACCTGATTGAAAAATGTTTAGTCAGCCGTGAGCAACGCAAAGTTGATTACGCCTCACTGCGCTCTTGGTACTTGTTTGGTAACGGGCCTGACGATGTTCCCGCCCTGTACAACAAGATTTACCCGCACATTGATCAGGTGACCGCGTTTTTGTTTAGCGCGGACACTACGCGGTTTAGCATCAACCTTGGCGCGTCGGTGCCGGAAGCCGAGCATGTTAAGGTTCAAACCTTGACCGCGGCGCTGAACGACAAGTGGCAAGACTCCAACGGAGACCAAGTGTTTTCGATGGCGATGACTTGGGCGCTTTGCTACGCTTCCACGTTCATCAAGCTGGTCATGCGCAATGGGTCAATACACCCGTACATGGTGGAGCCTGGCAGCGTTGGCGTGTTGCGCGAAGACACGCCCTACACTGACCGCCAAGAGGCGATGGTCCAGACCTACTACATCACCAAGTCTGACCTGGCCCGGCGGCTGTATGCGCACCCTAAGCGCAAATCCATCATGGACCGCATCAGCGCCTCACAGCACGCCCCTAGCCAAATTCCAGAGGGGCTTAACCGCATTGTGATGAGCCAGACTAACCCGACCATCTACGGCAACATCAATCTTGATCTGAACCGCAACAACCGCATGAAGGCGCGGGTGGCCGAGGATACGATTGAAATGCGGGAGCTGTATCTCTGGAACGATGAGATTGATGACTATCAGGTTGTGACTATGGCTGATCCTGATGTGATTATCTATGACCGTCCCGGCGAGCAGCTTTTTATGAAGGGCGAACTGCCGTTTATCCAGATCACGCCCAATCCTCAGTATGACTACTACTGGGGGCAGTCTGAGGTTCAGAAGCTCGTTCACCTTCAGCAGATGCGCAACCAACGCATGTCTGAAATTCTTGACCTGTTGAGCAAGCAAGTGAACCCGCCCACGGCGCTTATGGGTTTTACGGGCATTCTGGATGAGAAGAACTTTGCGTTAAACCGCGCTGGCGGCTTGCTGTCCAACGACATGGCGCAGGGCAAGGTTGAGCGGCTGGCACCTGAAATGCCGGCGGATTTGTTCCGAGAGATTGACGCCATTGACGCTATGTTTGCCGAGGCGTCAGGCATTTCGTCAGTGTTGTCGGGCCGCGGTGAGTCTGGGGTTAGGTCTCAGGGGCATGCGTCTCAGTTGGCGCGGCTTGGTTCCTCGCGCATCAAGAAGCGGGCGCTGGTAATCGAAGACGCGCTGGAAAAGATGGCAACGCTGTACCTGAAGGCGATGCAGCAGTATGACCGCACGCATTTTCTGGATGCTCATGGCAATAAGTTTATCGCTGAGCAATTCACCAAAGACTTTATGGTGAAGGTTGACGCGCACTCCAACAGCCCGATTTTCATGGAGGATATGCGGCAGTTGGCGTTCAACTTGTTTAAGGCGGGGGCTATCGACAAAGAATCCTTGATTGATTTGCTCGATCCGCCTATGAAGCAATTGTTGAAGGATAAGCTGAAGAAGCAAACCGCTCAACAACAGGCAAACCCCCCTCCCGAGGGTAAGCCGCCGGGCAAGCAGGGTAAATGATGGCGCAGGATTTTACATTCAAATCCGACCAGCCCAGAGCGCAAGCGAAAGATGTCGCGCGCGGTAATGCTTCGCCTTCAATGGAATACAGGGTATCCTCCATACGCACCTTGGGTAACAAGGCAGCGCCACGCGCTACTGCGCGTTCAGGAAGGAGGTGATACCATGTACAAGTCCGTCAAGCGCGGTCGCCGTAAAGGCTGCCGTTAATGCGGTTTGGTTTTCTCTAGCAATGAAAGGAGGTCTCCCATGCGTCGCAAGGGTCGTAAGGCTCGCCGGTAACTAACGTACTGCCTTGAGCAGTCGTTAAACCGCGACTTCCGCGCGGGACCGGAAGATAAAAATAGTCCCGCTTGACTTTTGCTTAATGTGGGTGTTACGCCCGCAATAGTTATTTGGAGCATCAAGTGTCCGAAAGCGTGATGAGGCTGCTGCAAAGCCAGCGCCCGAAAGAAGCACCGGAACTGACTGCGCCTCCGCTGAGCGAAGGTGATTCTTCGTCGCCGCCTATGGCAGCGCCCATGAGTACGCCAGAACCTAAGATGGGTTCACGCGAAGCCGCGTTGATTAACGTGGGCATGGCGATGGATTTGATTGAACAGTCCCTTCCGGCAATTGGAAGCGAGACTGGTGAAGGCCAGAAGCTGGTAGCCGCGCTGCGTTCGCTTACGGGCGCTATGGGGCCGCGCCGGCAAAAGGTTGGCGAACTTCAGAACGCCGAGATTCTTCAGTTGTTGCAGAACCTACCGCAAGCCGGCGGTGCAACGCCTGAAATGAAAGCTATGGCTGGTATGCCCGCTATTCCCGGTATGTCTGGCGCTGGTGGGCCTCCGGGTATGCCGCCAGGTGGCCCGCCGATGCCGCCGCCGGGCGGTATGCCTATGCCGGGTGGTATGCCGCCTGGTGCTCCCCCAATGCCGGGTGCGGGTGGTCCGCCTCCGGGAATGCCCCGATAGGAGTTTGCAATGGACCTTTTCAAGCCGCGCGGGGCTGCTAACCCCCGTCGCCCGACTGACAACACCCAGCAGAACGGTCAGGTTATCAACACCCCGCGGTATGCGGAGTTTGGTGGCCTGAAGAATGCCGCTGCTGGTGGTTCAAAGAACCGGATGAGCATCAAGCCGCCCGGCGACGGTAAGAAGGTAATCTAATATGGCTTCTCTTGAAGACTTGAGCTTTGAAACGCGCGATGAACTGGCTCGTTTGGCCCGCTCTTTGGCTGAAAACCCGGACACTCGGAAAGAGTTTCTGCGTTTGACCAAGAAGGCCCAGCCTGGCCTGAACATCCCCGAGTTGGAGATTGAAGAGTCGGTGGCGCGTTCCACCTCGGCTTCTGAAGCTCGCATTCAGATGCTGGAAGCCAAGCTCCAAGAGAAGGACGCTCTCGCTGAACTTGACCGCCGCCGTCAGTCGCTGATGAAGCAGGGCAAGATCAAGAGCGAAGACGAAATCCATGAAGTGGAGAAGGTGATGCTTGAGCGTGGCATTACCAACCACGAAACGGCGGCGGATTACCACCGCTGGATGAAGGAAGCTGCCGCTCCCACGGCTTCGTCCTTCAACATGAATGTGCTGGACGGCAAAGCGCGCGATACTCTCCAAGCGTATTGGAAGAATCCGCAGCGTGCAGCGCGTGACGAGGCGTTCAAAGCTCTTGCGGAAATGCGCAACCCGCGCCGTCCCATCGGTCTCTGATGCGGTATCAACAATAGTTAGGAGAACAAAATGCCAATTGGTGGTGGTATTCTCCCCGCAACGGGGAGTACGCAATATACAGAACTGACCTACCTAACTCGTAGGGCGTTCATTCCGAAGCTGGTTGTCCAGATTTACAACAGCACTCCGCTCATGGCGGCGCTGATTGCAAATAGCCAGCAGGCCACGGGCGGTGTTTCGTCTGTGACTGTGCCGGTTCAGGGCAGCCAGTTTATCAACGCGCAGTGGTCGGATTACTCTGGTTCGTTCACTCAGCCGGCGGTTCAGCAAGGCGCGTATAACGCCGAGTTTAACCTGAAGCTGATGATTGCTCCGGTGCCGTTCCTCGGCATGGAAGGCGCTGTCCAGCAGGATCACGCGATTATCCCGCTGATCGAAGCCCGCATGAATGACGCGACCAACGTCATGATGGATGCGATGGCGACGGCGTTGTACAACAACACCACGAACACTCAGCAGTTTATTGGTCTGCCGGGTGCGATTGACGATGGCACCACGCTTGGCACCTACGGCAACATTGCCCGCTCCACCTCGGTGAATACTTGGTGGCGCTCCAAGGTGTACGCGGCTGGTTCGGTCAACCCGACCCGTCAGAACGTGCTCCAGTACATCAGCGGTACGGTTAAGAACGGCGCGGAAGTGCCGACCTTTGGCGTGTGCGGATTTGGTACATGGACCCTGCTGGCGCAGGACTACGTTGGTCAGGAGCAGTACGTTATCACGCCGGGT